AAATTGATTGTTACACCAGTTATCAGCACTGTTTTGCGACCACCAGACAAATAGGGCGAGTATGAGTACAAAACCGAATACTGCTATGGCGATGTAACTATATTTTGTTTGTTTTATCATTTTTCCTCCTTATGGCTTACGAGATAGTGTTCCCATAAACTCAAGCCTTTTATTGTTATTTGTTTTCCACAAATACTACAGATCAACTTCATAATCCCACTCTTTCTCGCCACGTTTGGTGTTCTTTTTCTTGTTGGGCTTCCTCACGTTTGCGTTGGGTAGCTAGACCACCCTTGCGGCCTGCCTCAGATGCTAACTTACGACTGTAGGCGAATCCACCACCACGACTCTTTAGGCCACCTTTGCGACCAATGTTTTTATAGAAGTCTTCTCCGTATCGTTCCTTGTTAGTTTCGGCGGCTGATTTACCACCATTTATTGTTCCTGGCATGCTAGTTCCTTTCCAAACTTTTCAACGTAATCTATTAGTGTTAATATTTTTCTCTGATCGGGGTCAGATATTTCGTATTTCTCAAAGATATCTGTTATTTCTCCTAATAATTTATTTAATATTTCGAACTCATAATCGGTCATCTTTCCTCCTTTTAATGCTCGATGTTAGTTAATTTTTCTAGTTTGTTTGACTCAAATTCTGTGCACTTTTCTAAGTGATAGGGTAGGGGCTCATCATCACTCACTGGTCGTTTGAAAGCGTACAAGTTGCTTACATCGTTCTTACCAATAAGTTTGTAGCCAGGCGATGCGTTATAGAATTCTGACTTCTTGTTAGGCACTGCCATCTTTACCCATTCGTAATGCATAATCTCGTCTAGGTTTGATAATTCGTTCATATCACATACTCCATGTCTTTCTGCATCTCAGCGATGCTTAACTTAGTTGTTGCGCTACCAATGTTCGCTAACTTCTCAACTTGCTCGTAGGAACGGACAATGTAATCAAGGTCTGCCGACCAACCCCTGTCGTTATCACCAGTGTGAAACGCAGACTGTGAGGTATTGGTAATAGCTTTTAAGAGCATATCCATACCAGCATCCTTTAACCGAGCTTTTATCTTTTGTTTACGTTTGTCTGTTAGCTTGTAAGAATTAGGGTTTTTATTAAAAGATTTAACATAGTGGTCGTAAACGCTTTGCGTTTCGACTATATATATATTCTTTTCTTTTATTCTTTTATTCTTGTTAATAGTGTCATTAGATTGTCGTTTGATTGTCATTAGATTGTCATTGGTCTTGTCATCAACTTGGTATTGTTGCCAATTCAACACCTTTATTTTTGTGTATTTAGTTGTCATTCTACCTGTCATCAAACTGATCATTTTATGCCTCTCAAGTCGCTTCAAAGTTGCATAGGTAGTTGTGGGCTTCAGGTTAACCAATCTGGAGAGTTTGTATCGGCCTGTAATCATCTCGCCAGTCTGCCAATTGACCCTCATTAAGAGTTTTGTAAAAACAATGTAAGCGTTGTTATCGTTAGCTAAAAACTCATTCTCAAGCGTTTTACGATATAGCTTTACAAAAGTTTTCATAACACACCCATCTCTTTAGCAACTGCTTTTAATCTCTCGTACTCGGCATCCCAATCCATCTTGGTTACTTGCTCGGCTTTGTCTCTAAGCTCTTCATACTTAGTAGAGCCTATCGTTTCAGTAATGTAACGAGAGTGTTCACGTGGCCAATCGGTGAGTCTTCGGTGACATCGAGCGCAAAGCACCCACAAATTTCTTAAGTCTGTTCTAGTGGCTGAATACTTACGAGATATGATGTGGGCACACTGTAGCGTGTCCACACTGCCACATCGTTGGCACTTACCAGCCGATCTAACTATCTGACTTACTAGCTTGTCGCAACGTCCCTTAGCGCCTTTGCCATAGATTCCCATATCCATATTCCTCTCGGTACTGTTCAAATAACTCAAACCTAGCCTGTTCAACTTCGTCTGTGCCAGGGTATTCTGGTCTTAATTTCCGTCTAGCCCTAGTAATACTCTCAGCAATAGAGCAGTGTTCTAAGAATATTCTTTTTTGTTCATCAGTTAGTTTAAGACCTTCTAACTCCCAGACTTCTAGTAGTAACTTCTTGTCTGAGTTTCGGCATTCTTTATTGCCTGTAAGTACAATTCGTACTATGCTTTCTATTTTTCTACCCTCCATCTCGACTACTCCAGTTTCTCTTTGTACTGAGTAATAATTTGCTCTAGGACTGAGCGATAGAAATTTTCAAAAGAACCCTTTTTCCTTTTTGCTCCCAATACACGTATATAACGCCTCTGAGTCGTTGACTTGGGGTTTTACCATCAGTCATTGAGTCAGCTTGTTCTTTGGGTACATCGGTTTCAGCGATGTCTGTTTCATTAGGAGCAAATAGTAACCACCCTTCGTTCAGTATCATTTCAGTTAAGTGGGCTGCCTCTGAGCCACTAAGCTCACGAGTAGCAAACTGTAACTTCCATGTTCTATCAGCTTTAGAGCTGATGTTTGTTAGTTGTGCAGGTAATAATGTTTTCATTAGAACTCTACACTATCTAAGTCGATGTCACCTGGAATATCATCATCCGTAAACGGGACTTCCTCGACTTCGTTAAATACAGCCTTTACTTGAGACTTTACTTGAGCCTTACCCTCGACTTCACCCTCCTTATTCACTTTTGGGCTGGGTGTTCCTCCGTCTTTAAACCAAGTATCAAATTCTTTAGCGATAATCAGTGCTGCTTTGGCAAGTTCGACTGAGCTTGGTTGGGTTTTCATTAGGGGAAGTTTGGCAGCTAAAAGCTCAACTGATGCTTTTAAGCAAACTTGTTTTTCGATACTAGCGTTCTTAATGGGGTCTGCCTTAAACTCTTTAGGTTTTGACTGGTAATCACTCTTAGGCCAGTCTTTGGTTTTCTTAAACTGTAAGTTACCAGCTTTATCAGTAGTAAACTCTCCGTCATACTCGCCACCTTCTACGATCTTGGCAAAAGTATAAGCAGTCTCACCAGTCTCAGCAGTAAAAGTGGTTTTATCCATTTCTTTAAAAGCATTAGGTATTATTCCTACGATTGTTTTAACTTTCATTTTTATCCTTTCTGTTGTCTTTTAAGCTTAAATATTCATCAGTCTGTACTTCTGTGCCGTCTATAACTTCGCCTGTCTTGGTAAACCATTGTTTAGCAAGTGGCTTAAAACTAGATTGTTTTAGCCCGATGTACATATCTGACTCCACATCTGGGTTTTTCTTTAGCCAATCAATAACACTTTGTTCGTGAGTGACGATTATGTTTGGTTTAGCTACTATTGAGGCGGTAAAATCATCTGTTTTAGCTGACTTTAGACCTGTAGCAAGTAGAGCTTCCATTAGTTGATGTCTAGTTGAGTCGTACTCTAATTTTTTAATTTTGTAGTCCTCGTAAGCTGATTCGGATTCAGCTTTAAGACGACCTAATTCACTCATTAGTTCTGGTATTGTCATCTTTTACCTCTAATAATCTTCCTAGCTCATCATTGAGCGGTTTAATATATTTTTCGTAATATTCTTTCATTTCAATTTCCTATTGTTTACTTTCTATCTAGTGGGTTGACACTTAAGTTTGAGTCGAAACAAGTTTTGTTTTTATTTGAAAAGATAAAGAGCATTCAACCCACTAAACGCTGAGCAGTTGGCGGTAAGGGAATTTTTATAGCCTTTAATTGCTTAGGTAGGGTTATAATTACTTGTTGTTTGTACCCTCCGTTACCTTGCAAACCAACTACCACCAGTGTTGAGACAACCAAGTGTTATATGCGTTCGCCCAAGATCCATAGCGAGAGATTGCGTAACCATTGCACCATCGCAATTGGGTGACTGGATTAGTTGCCCAATCCGAGCCAGCAGTCGCCATCTTAGCGCCAGGTAGAGCTTGGCATAAACCATAGGCTTGACCATTAGTAGCTAAGGGATTGTTAGAGGACTCTTTGAATACGATGTATTTGACATATTCAGCGTCTCCACTAGCAATTCCAGCTTGAGCTATCCAACTGTCTATACCTGAGACTGGAGCTTGCACAGGCGCTGGGGCGGGTGCAGGGGCTGGAGTCTCGACTGGTTTAGTCTCCTCTGGTGTTGCCTCAGCAAGCTGAAATTCAGGTGCTGGGACAACTATTTGTTTTTCTTCACTAGGTATATGCCCAGTGATTTTGCTATTTGGTATGTTAAGTTGTTGTAGACTTAGTACTCCTATGAGCGCTAAGACTGAGAAGATGTTACGTATGTAACCTCCTTGTTAGCTTGTTTGACTTCCTAAGTTGTAGGTCTAACGCTTGTTTATAACTTTTGGCGTGACTACTGCTTGTTTAGTCGGTTTGAGATTAGGACAATTCCATATGGTCATAACCTCAAATAACAAAAAAAACACTTTTTCAAGTGTTTTATAATTAAGGTGTTTTTACTGTGGGTAAGTGCTAATTGATTGCTCTCTTTGTGTCAAGAGTGCAATTTATTAGCGGTTTCATAATCTGATTTTAGTAAAAAGTGCAATTTATAAAACACTTTATTTTCTGTCACGAACTGTATTGTGAAGAAACGCTTTAACTTGATTACATTGTAGCATAAGCTTTAGTTTGTTGTCAATAGGCTAATGCTATTATTATCGTCATCAAGACATTTATTGTAAGATTTTTCGAGGTCTAAGTCCTTAACATGCAAGTATATTTGCGTAGTTGAAATATACGAATGTCCTAATAGTTTTTGTATCATCCGTATGTTCATACCTTGGTCTAACAAGTGAGTGGCAATGCCATGCCTAAACATGTGAGGGGATAGATGCTCAGTACCTGCCTGTTTACAAGCCTTATCGATTATCGCTCTAAGCGTTGATTTGCCTAGTTGGTTACCCCATGCCGAGGTAAACACATAAGGGCTTTTATCAAATCGGGTCATGAAATAAAAATTAAGTAGCTGTCTAGCCCGATCATCCATGTAGGTAATTCGATCTCTATCACCCTTACCCCCACTAACTGAGATTGTTTTATTCTTTATTTGTCTACGCTCTAAAGTTCTAATTTCGTTCGAACGTAGTCCGCTACTAAACAATAGCGCAATAATTGCCTTGTCTCGTGCATTTGAAGCGTTTTGAATTAGTTTTTGTACAGTTTCCGCTGTTACATACTTTGGCAGAGTTTTTGGCGCTCTAGGGGTCTTGATACTGCTTGCGCTTAACTTGCATTCGTGTGCGAGTTCTAAATATTTTATAAAAACTTTGAAACGGGCAATGTTAGACGAAATACTAGACTTAGTGTTTCCCTTTGCAATCATGCCTTCTACCCAGCATCCAAAAGCCTGCTGGTCTAATTCACATACTGGGATATTACCATTCACGTTAATAAACGATTTTATGACCCACCAGTATCCATCTATAGTAACACTGCTACTTTGCCGAACCTGAAGGTAGTTCCTTGTGAACTCGGCAAAAGCATCTAATATTTTCATCCATAACCTCGTTCATTTTATTATAGTATGCGAACACAGCACGAACAATATATTGTCCGAAAAAAAATGAGATTATAACAAAAAGCCCAGAGTACCCTCTGAGCTATGGAACTGTCCTGATTGAATACTAGCACAATCAGATAGAGAACACAAGCTTAAGGGGCTTGGGATAAGCAAATAGAGTTGTTGACAAAAATTCTAATTTAGTATTACCATTAAAGCAAAAGCAAAAACAATTATTAAATAAGGAGGTAGGTTATGAAACGTAAACCAAATAAACCACTGCCTGTCGTTACACCTGAAGACGATTTAGAAATTACAGAAAAGTAAAAAGCCCCGCACGCCGTTGTGTCGAGGCTTAGAACTTTAACGAAGAGCTAGGGATTATTTTATCAATAAGCCTTTCTATTAGATTACGCACTGTGCGCTGGAGTCGGCGTTTCATAGCAACCTCTGCTGTTCGTAGCGGATGCGATTTATTTCGTAGGTAAGATTAACTCGATCAGCCTCAAGGCTTTCGATTTTAACAGTTAGACTTCGGTGCAAGAGCCGAGCTTCCTTGAGCTCAACATCAATGCCCTGAATCTCTAACTCTAAGGCATGTATGCGGTCTGATTTATCCACTGTTCCCCCAATCGATGTCGGCCAGCGTGGATATGTCCTCCAGTACGTTATGGAAGTAATCTACAGCTTCTTCTTTTTCTTTAGGGAGTACGTTATTAAAGTAAACCTTGGCAAAACCCACGACTGTCTCTTCGGAGGCATAGTCGGTGATTTCGACACAGAAGTCATTCCATTCACAATCAAAAATAATCTCATTCATTCCAAACAAGTGCCAAGTCTCCCAGCAGGAGCATTGGAACTCCATAGTGTTGTAAAAAGGTTGTTCTCGATAAATATGAATAATAATGTTCTCAGGTGTTACTTGGTTCTCAATGTCACATTTAGGACATTTGAACCTCAAGTTCCGCAAGTCTTGCATGGCAGTCCCCCTTACAGCCTTTGCACTGCTCGATTTTTTGGAGCATCTGCTCACGGGTGGGCATTTCGCTAACTCGGCGCTTAGCGTGTATTTCTTTGTGCTCTTCAGGAGTTAGTAATACGATATTACATTTAAGGTTACGAAACTTTTTAGCAATGGGGCTTTGATAAGCCCTTCTAGGCCAATAGAGATGATGCCTTTGCATGAGTACCCCCAGTTGTCAAAGTTCTAATCTAAACCTACTCTGAGTACTAATTATGTAAACAAAAACACCGCCTGTTATAGCGGTGCTGTTGTCGTTGCAACTAACTCTATTTTAACTTATCTTTTGGTTTTGAATCAACACTCTCATCCATGTCACTTGTGATTAAGCCAACTATAAATCCGAACACAAAGAACAGGAGTGAGCAGGCTAACAGTGAAGTAATCAGTATTGAATCTTCCATCTCATTGACAAGCCTCGCACTCGGCTAGCTCTTTAGGATCAATAGGACATACCATTGGCTTATCCCAAGACTCATCGTTAATTTTGTTTTGCTCCACTTTGCCCTCCTTATACTTTTTGTGCGACTGTTACTACTCCTGCTGCGCCTAAGCCTACTACAATGCCTTGTACTACACCTTGTACTTCTACATTGAAGTATCCACATAATGCACCAATTACTGTAGCTCCTAATATAATTATAGCGCCACGATAGTCTCTATCAAAGAGTCTTTTAACTAGCTCCACGAGACCTACTACCATTGTTGTTATTAAAATGTATTCCATTATTTGCCCTCCAATTTATCAAGTCTTTTATTAGTTTCATTCAATAGTACGAATAACTTGTCTTGGTTTATTCGTATCTCATCTAGTCGTTTCCACAGCCTATCTTTGTCTTTGTTGCTCTCGTCAACAATCTTGAATAAGTCAGCTAAACTTTGTTCTAAACTCGGCATACTTTCTCCTTTCTTAGGTCTTAAAAAACCAATTAAATTAGCCCTGCTATAACGTTTATAGTGGCTTGGTGTCCCCGTAGGGTCGTTCTGTTCTAGTAAGTCAAAGCTATCGTTAGAGTAAACAGCACTAACAACTCCAGTATGTCCGTAAGGGTTACCAGTCATTGCACCAAATACTGCTATATCACCGACTTTAGGGTCTTGGGCTTGAGTATAAAAGCTAGTGGTTTGGGAGTAGAGGTCTTTAGCGTTACCTATAAATCTGATTGAGTTTCCAACTACGTCACGATTGTAAAACTGTACGAGATCAACACACTGGTTTCCGAACGCTCCATCGAAATCTACATACCTCCCGTTAAATTGATTTAGGAAGTCTTGAGTAGTCATTTTTTTAATAGTTTAATAATTGCTTTTTGATTGGCTTGCATCTCAATAAGAAAGTCTTTTGGTATAAGGGCAAGTTCACCATAGGCTTCAACTTTGCCTTCTAGTTTTTTGATTTGCTGAACATTCTCTTGGTGTTGAAGATTACACTGTTTGGTTTCTTCTTCAACAATTTCAAGACGTTGTTTCAGGCTCTCGTTGCTTTCTTTGTAGGTTTTGATTGTACTCCACAAAATACCCACACAAGATAGCGAGGCTATCACTACTACTGCTTCAGCTATTTTGGTGGCTTCCGTTAAGTTCACAACTAACTCCTTGCGACTAAGTGGCCACAGAACCATCCAGCATTTGAGCCAACAGTTAAGTTAAGGGTGGTGGTAGCGAATACTCTTATATCAGCAGTATCCCCAGCGTTCATTTGAATTTCACAACATCCCGAAGTGCCTATAATCTGACCAGTGGCTGACGAATAACTCCATGAACCATCTGAGTTACGTGTACCATTCTTATGAAGAGCGGAAGTAGTACCTTGTCCTGATGCACTTGTACCAACTGAAGTTGACCATGAGAATTGGTAGATACCTGAGACTGGAGCGGTATAAACGCCCGAAGCTACGTTACCATTAGTATCAAAGTCCTTACTGTTAAAGTTCACTGCGCTACCGAAGGCGTTGTTGCCAGTTGCTGGTGAACCTGAAGCCAAACGCACCATAAATTTGTAAGGATTGTGGTTTCCATTAGTGTTACCTGGACTAGCTGGTTTGAGAGGGTTACCGAGTATATCAGTGAATGACTGGTAGATAGTAGCTAATAACGAAGCATTAGATCGTACCATACCAATGTGCATACCATTAGATACTGGAGCGGAGCCTGTAGCACCAGAGGCAAGCTCGGTGTATGAGACAGTAGCTAAGTTACTACCATCAGTTTCAACTAGGTCAAAATAAGTATCTTTAGAAGCTGTAAGAGTTTTGGTAAAAGCGTTAAAGCTTAATCTACGACCATTTATGTAAGCAGTACCTGACGATACTGAAGCGATTAAGCCAGTTGCTTGTGAGATGGTTGCACCACTAAGTACGTAGTCACTAAATGACTCATCAAAGTAGGTGTGCATACCAGTGTTAGAGTTTCCATTTTGTACTTCTCTAATGTCCTCAGCTACTACATTACGTTGTACAGTTGAGCCCGAGTTGTGACTTACTGCAGTAGTACCACCAATACCACGACCAGTAGCTACACTAGGGCAAGTAACATAGTTAGCACCCTTTGAAGTGTAGAATATTATCTCTCTATTGGTAGATGAGTCTGGCTCAATTACAAGATAACCCTCACTCGGTGTAGGGAGAGAGTTTAGATAAATTGTAGTATCTGAAGCAGTGATAGTGCTTGATAACGTGGTCGAATAAAAATTCTGGTAGTCAAGATTATTAGTTGCCATTAAGCATTACTCCTTAACCTGACTTTACTAATAGTACTAACTTTTGCTAGAGGTTTTGCGCTACTTCTTTTAATGGCTGGGAACTTGGCTAGACGAACACTTGGAGTTGGCAAGCCACTAGGTTTTAATCTTAGCGACCTAATACTACGAGTATTACTTTTCAGTCCTTTAACTTTTCTTCCACGTCTACCACCCCTTCGATAGCTACTGCTATTACTTAATCCCTTCATCCAGCCTGCTGGTACTATACTGTAAGTTCCATCTGCGTTTTGGTATATATCTCTAGCAAGTCCACTTATTTGTTTAAGTTGCTTTGAAGTAGTGTCGGGTTGTCCTTGGAGTTGGCTTAGGCTGCCTTGTTCGTTGATTCCGTACAGGCTGGTAGAGTCAAAGTATGCAGCCATTTTTTGGTATAAGTCTGGATTAGAGTTTCTTAAGGCTTTTCTCATTGATTTATCAGAAGCCATATATTTATCTATGAAGTTTTGTACTTGTGTACTAGCTTTTGGATATTCTTTGAATGGTGCATAGCCCTGAGCTACTCTTAAGTTATTGTAGTAGTCGGTTTGTTTATCAAATTGCTCTTGAAGTTGAGGATTTTGTCTTATAAACCTAGATTTCTCTCCAGAATCAGTAATCTTAAAGTATTTATCTTGGAGAGCTTTAACTTCAGGAGATGGCTCAGGATATTCAATCGGAGCTTTTGATTTGTTGGGGTTAGTATTTGGTAAACTATCAAAAAACTCACTACGTTTTTGTTGAAAGTCTCTATACCATTTATTTTTGCTACGCCAATCCTTTTGGTCAGCTCCGTTAGGAGGCATTGCTTGATATTGTAAGTATTTAACTATGTTTTCTTTAGAAATAGTCCAGAGAGGGTCTATCTTTTCACCCTTTGACTCCATTTGGGCATTTATTTGGATTAGTTTGTCTATCACTCTTGGGTTGTCTAATAGAGCTGTTGCTTTAGCACGCTGGTCGTTTGCATCTTTTGGTACATCATATTCACCAGTAAGTGGGTTTTTCTTGCTACCAGTGTATAGGTCTAGTACTTTACTTTCCTGTACATTAAGTCCTTTGTTTGCTTCTTTTACTGCATCTCTATAGAATCCTGCCGATATTGAGCTTTCCTTGTAGTACCTGAATGGTAACTCCAGCGCTTCTGAAACTACCTGGTAAGTAGGTTTTTTTCTGGTTGTCTTCTGGGTTAGTCATATTCAACGCAGCCCTTATGTAAGGATGTTGATATTGGCTAAATAGATACTTACCAGCCTGTTTAGCTTGTTCACCAAAACTGGCTTCTGTGTTTCTTACTGGATTGCCGAAATAGTCTTGGTTAGTTGCAATATCAAGAATGGGTTTATATGCGTAACTTCCGATACCCTTAATATCTTTCCATAACTGCTCACTGTCTCCTTTGCGAACATCATTTGCAACACTAATACCAAGTCTAGGGATTGTTGCTATTGATGATAGGAAAGGTATTCCAACGACAGTACCATCGCCAAGTGGGATTAAGGCTTTATCTTGTTTACCAGATGGGTTATCCCAAAGATGTCTTCCATTGTTATATCTCTGATTCAAGTCATCCATTGCGATAAACGTAAGTAGAGCACCTGCATTAAAGATTAAGTTATTCCTGTATGAACCATCTGTAGGGTTTAGTGCCTTAACTATATTCTTGGGATATAGAGCCTTTACGTTTCTACCCCAGAAGTTAATCATTGTTTCACGATACTTGGGTGCAAATATGAAAGTTGTGAGTGCATCTTGTCCCACCTTGCTCTTAGCTGCATTTTTGGACATTCGGTTAATACCCTCAAAATTTATTAACCTATCTCCAGCTATTCTCATGGCTTCATCTCTGTTCACTCCAACTCTAATCAAGTTATCTCTAACGTGGCGATAAAAGTCGGTTTGCATAATAGGTATCATTCTTGAGAATGTAGGGTCGTTTATAGCAACGTTCCAAGCTTCTCCTAGTGCTGCGGAGAATTTATTTCGGTTCTTGCCACTCGTTACTGCATCTTGTATTCTTTCACCAAAAGATTTCAGACCCTTCTCACTGAATGAAGTCCTTACTGGAATACCCATTGATTGAATTTCTTGGAGATCAGCAGCGTGTTTAGTGAAGTAGTTATCGCTCAATCTCTTAGAGAAAGCAAGCACATCTGCTTTAAGAGGTGCTCTAACCGATCCACCTAAGAAGTGTCGAAGATTCTGTGCGAAACCAAAGCATTAAGTGGTGTGCCTGGGATACCACCAGCTAGACCAATATCTTGAGCTTTAGAGGCAATATTAGCAGACAGTTTTAGTGCTTTACCTCCAGCACCTCTAACATCAGCGCCGAACATTTTGTTTAGTTGTGCGGCTACTGTTGGGTCAGCGTAATACTGACCCTGTATATTGGTATTTGTCATAGGGTCTCTAAATGTTCGAGGCTCTGGGAAACCAGGCGCATTAACTGCCTGCATACCCTGTGGGCGTGAGCCAGACTCTATTATCAAACCTTCTTTTTTTAATTCGTCTAGGTATTTTCTTCCTGCTGCTGCTTTTTCTAGGCCAGATGTGTATGCTTGGGCAAGTTCAGGTAGATTTTGGTATGCAAGAGCATCTTTGTTCAGCTCATCTGCTGTTCGCTGTACAGTTCTACCGCTTGATCTAGTCAAAGCTTTATACTCTGCAGCGCTTAGATTTTCACCACCGCTAGGGTTTCTATATATACGAGGTAAGTATTCTTGTATATATCCCATTTTGATGCCTTTTTCTTTAGTAAATCTCTCGTACTCTTTGTCGGTAAAGTCACGAAAAGCATTAACTGCTTTCTGCACTAGAGGATTCTGAGAGTTAGTACCAGAGTCTACATGCAGTATTGCCTCTAATTGTTGTTCTGGAGTTAATTTAGAGACAGCTTTCAGCTTAAACGCTTCGGTTGTAGCTCTTGTTTTACCAGCCTCTGTAGAACCAAGGTATCTATCAGTAATCTCGCCAAAGACTTTTTTGGCTGATTGTAATGGAGTAGGGCTAACATTGTTAGGCAATTCTGGGAGATTATTTGGCATCTTGGCTGCGTATTTGCTTTCAAGTGTTAGCGGTGGGGTCGTACCTTTTTTAATTGCACCCTTAACACTTGCCACTTGCTCTTTGGTTAGACCAAGTCGAGCTGCCATATCCTCCTGAGCTTTAGATATATTAACTATCTCCTTTTTACCTTTTTCAGGTAATTTAGCGAATCCTCCTACAAAACCACCATTTGAGGCTCTTTCGGCACTGTCTAGCGCCTTAGCTTCTTTTGCGAGAGTTTGTCCGCCTCGACCTACTTTACCTAGCCCGTGACCCAATAATTCACCTCCGTACCCACCTGCAACATCTATAGCAAATTGTTGGGCGAGTTCTGCAGGAGTTTTGTTAGTGTATTGCCCCGTTAAAGCACTGTAAGCAGTGTTAGCGCCAGCACCCAATGAACCACCTCTAAGGAGTTTAGTTGAAAGTTTAGCGCCACCTGGCATACCCGTAACTACAGGTGCTATTTCAAGACCTGCACCTGTACCTTTAATAGCTAATGTCTTAGCAAATTCGCCAAAATCACCACCTGCTATCTTTGCTTGTGGGTCTAACCCAACTTTTTGATATGAGTCAGCTTTACGATACAAGTTACCTACACCCTGGCTGTATCGAGCTTGTTGTTGACTGTTTAAGAAAGGCTTATAGATGGGTGCTGTTAGTTGAGCACTCACAGCTGCACCTCTATTGCCTAAGTCTTTATAAGTATTTAGTACTTGATTAGTTACAGGGAAGAAAGTATTGTAAGCACCACTTAATGCTTTACCACCAACATTCTGTATGTTTTTTATTGCTATCGGTGCTAACTTGGGTGTTTGGGCAAGTGCGGTTCTATTAAATTGCTGCTGTGTACCTCTACCAATATTACTCAGAACATTCTTAGCTGTATCAGCACTTATATTAGCAAGTCTTGGTATATTTAGGTTTTGTATCTGTTGAAGTTGTGGCGGTGGAGTATATCTAGGCGGTTGTACTCTAGGAAGCCAAGATTGTACTTGACGATTAACTTCTCGTTGAGCTTGAGGTAATTGGCGTTGTACTTGTTGAAACGTATTGACTGGATTGTTCTGTTGCACAAATCGGCCAACATTGTTGACCGCACCGCCGACTGTGCCTAGAAGCCTTTTAAGAAAGTCAAACACGGGCTACCCCCTAAGCTGCGTAAGGAACGTTATTTTTACCAGCTTGTATGTTTGCGTAGTAGTCTTCTAATTCTTTTTGTTGTCCAGGAGCAGCGTTTTTGATTAGTCCTTTAGCGATTGTGTCTTTAGCAAATCCTGGTATATCGCTAGTAATAACTTTTTGTAGTTGAGCTTGTAGGTCTGTAGTACCAGTATTAGGAGCTGCAGATACTGCATTCAATCTACCTAAGTAACCGCCTTGTGTGCTGAGTCCAGCACGTTGTACACCTAAGTCATTACCTTGTCGGTCTAGGCTTTGACGAGTAGTGTCTAAATCAGCTTGAGTACCATAGAAGTTAGGGTTGATTTGACTTAGTCCTGCTCTAGCGGCTGCTATTTGAGCATCTTGTGAAGCGTACTCACGACCAATTTGAGCTAGTTTAGCTTCTCGATCTCTGTTTATAGCATCCATATTAGTGTTATAAGTGTCAGCTGCATCCTGAACTGCTTGATCGTAGTATGAAGAGTTACGAGTGTTACGAGCTGCGAAAGCACTTGGAAGGACTGCTTGTGATTTTTCGTATGATTTTTGTAAATCACCTCGTTGTCTGCCATAGTCACCCTCTAAAATGTTACGTCTGTCTTGAGTAAGAGTGATTAAATCGCTTGTTAGGGCGTTATAAAGGTTATTGAGCATATCGATTTTATCTTGAAGAGAGGCACGAATCATAGCAGGGGCTACAGAATAGCTACCACCACCAAAACCACCAGAACCGCCTGAGCTACCACCACCAGAACTTTGATCTGAAGAACCAGAAGGATCTGAAGTTGGGCCGCCTTGTAGTATACCAGGTATGGCCCTCGCTACTGGTGAAATACCAAAAACTCCATTCACTGGCTCACGAGGCCCTGAATGAACCGACACTCCTGGTATAACATCACCATAAGTAAAGCTATTTAATCCACGTCCTTGTCGGAAGTTGTTATATACATTTCCTGCTGCTTGTCTTAAAATATCGAACATTTGTTGCACTCTCCTTTATAAATCTATAGTTCAATTTCAACATTTACTTTAACTTTATGAGGAGTACTACTTTTGTAAACATATAAAATAACTTGACTTTTACAGAATGCTTTGGTATAATGTAGGCGTTATGAATAAGTATGCCAGAAGTTTACTGGCGGTAGTAGCAATGCTACCAGTAGCGATAGTGATGTGGGTGGTGTTATTTGTGTTTGCATACGTTACTTACTTGACTATAGAGCCTATAGCAAGACTCGGTAGTGATGCGCCTGTTACCCAGTCAGTTGTGTATCCTATACCACCAGAAGTAGAACCTATTGTTCAACAGGTAGATATTGACCATACTGTCCTTAGTAAAGTAGATATTCGCCTAGATCAAGGCTCTGGGCCATGCGGAGAGAAGAGAGGTGCATGTTATTCTGCTGGCGTTCTTTATTTTCCGCGAAGTATTTTCTCTCAAAAACAACCATTCCAAAATGCGCTTTTTTCCCACGAATATATGCATTTTATATGGGACAAATACGCTAACTTAGACACAAAAAATACTTTACAGCCAATACTGATTGACAAATATAACTCAAATCCCAAACTGCGAGATCGACTCTCCACATACCCAAAAGAGGGAGACACTTTTGTTAGTGAACTCCAAGCTTACACTTGTACTGAGATGGCCGATAACGAGCTAGGGTCTGAACTTTATAACTACTGTACAAAATACCTACCAAATCGTAACGCTTTACCGAGTTATTACTAATGAAAAGATTTGATGACATTTTAGAGACAATAGGCCTAACAACCGCACTGGTTGGTTGGGTTTGGATGTTAGGAATTGTTATAGATCAAAGAACACCTGGCTATATAAGAGTAGCTGGTGCTCTATTAGTATTTGGTTCTGCTATTGTGTACTATTACAGTAACGTTAAAGATAAATAGATGTGGGTATTTAAGATATTAGCAATAATATGGTTATTTCTTAGTGCATGGCTCTTTTATCAAGCTTACGAACAGAGTTGGAAGATAGTTAAAGAGATGCCGAAAGAAGAAGAGTTTTGGTATGCTATTGGGCTATCCGCCTTATCTATTGTGATATTAATATATCTTTAAACTACTCGGGAAGCTGTAATGGCTGTAAGGGAAGTAAGTTATATCGTAGCCTAACAGCGTAAACGACTCGTTCGTATTGCTATTAGAGACTTTTATCTTAAGAGTTCTGCTTTTTTTGTTAATCTTAATCCTGTAAGGTATGTTGTTGGTACTTTCTCCGTCACTGACTTCACCAGTACCGCCATATAACTGTTCTCCGAACATTTGAGTGCCCATAGAGCCTGTGGCATTAGTTGAGTTTGTTATAGTAGCAGTCTTAGCAACTACGTTATTATCTGTATAAATAGTAACAGTCACTGAGCCTACTACTTGTCTAAAGTAAAGAGTAATATCTGCCCACCGTTTGTAGATCTCAAATTTACCAGCATCGTAAGCTTTTGAAGTCCAGTAAGCACTAATAGCTGATCCGTTAGAATTATAGGTACTTGTACTGATTTCGTATACTTGAGCTTCATCATCAGAGGCAAAATAGAGGTGTGATGCGCCAGTGGTATCAATGTATTGAGTAAAAGCATTGGCATGAATGTGGTCATTGTTACTCCATGCTAGGTATCGTCTGTCGTAAGTAATAGTTCGGTTGTTGGTAGTCGAACCACCCGAAGCAAGAGACGAGTAAAATCTAAAGTTATAAAATATCGCAGCGACCCTATTTAAGTTAGAACTCGAGATTGTTTGAATAACAGGGTTTATTCTGTTTGAGAGCTCGTTAGAGCGCACTACGTTATAGTAGTTAGGTTCGTTACCTAATACGTAGTATCCATTACGTGAGAGGTAGAATATATCATTTTCTACGTTATCTATTGACTTGTGTGATACAGCCCCCGAACTGGAACTTATCTGAGCGATTACAGGGTTGCCAGAGGTATCAAAAGTTAGTTGCCAGATAGAGCGTTCCTTAAACACTACCAAAACAGTCTGGAATTTAGCGAGTCCTGTAATCTTATCACCATCACCAATGTTTACATCGATATAGTTAGCTCCAGTACCCGAGAAAACTGTAGCCCCTGGCACACCAGTAGAGTCAGATAATACACCTGTAGCGTTAGTAAAGTCACCTAAATCAGACGAAGTTGATATATATAGTCTGTTAGGCTTAGAAGCTACTCCTGCGACTATTTGGTAGTTACTGTATAGAATACCAAAGGCTGCAGAGGGAGCTGTGGTTAGTCGAGTTAGTGAGAGACCTGATGTAAGTGATGCGCCTGCTTGGTCACCATTCCATACATATAAAATATCGTTACCTTGTACAAAGTTCACTTCTTGAGCGTTAGTAAAACTAGCACCCGATATAGATGTCCATGTACCAGAGTTTAGGTACTTAAGCGAAGTACCATCTACTGTTAATACGTAACGAGATGATGAAGTGTAGAAGCTAGCTAGACCTTTTGGGTTATTACTTAAGCCTGTGCCTACTGCGGTATATCCGTAACTTTTAGATACACATCCCGACTCAATAAATTGAACATTTAATAGATCAGAAGCTTCCTCGTCCTTAATCAGAGAGTCAGAGACTAAATTATTAAGACCTCGACCAGGGTTAGTTACCCTAATTTCGGGTATAGTTTTAAGACCCTTCTTAGCTGGTATCTTTATCGCAGGCATTATATTCTCCCTGGATACTGACCATTTACCTCTTGTACGCCCTTGTATCTCTTTTGGGGTCTATTACGATTTTGCTTAGCAATAAGTTCTTGGAGTTCGTTTTGGAAGAATGCTTCATCTTGAGATACATCAGCAAGGGGGTTTTCAGCCTGTCGGTAGTAAACTAAAGCACCTCTGGCAACTACCATACTAGATGGGAAGGTAGTAGAAACTGAAGCGTTAATACTTGGAGCTTTCTGAGTGTATCTAACGATTAAGTTATCAGTACTATCTTTGGTGTTTAGAGTGTAGCTCCCTTCTGAGCCAGTTAGCCAGTATTTGTAATCACCGACAGCGTAGTTATCTCTCTCCTCATAGGGTATTTGTTCATAGATATAATCATCATTAGTGCCTGAATTCTGTACACGTACATCAAGTTTAGGCGATCTGCCTATATCGCTAGGTAGTGTTCCTGCGTAATATGAGCCACTTAGAGCTATTGTAAGGGTCGTGATAGCTCTTGCTTCATCCCAGTTATATTTATCATAGACACGCTCTAAAGCCGCCTGTATAAAGCGTTTTCTGTCCTCTGTACCGCTAGTAGGAATTGATTGTTCCCCTAGGAGGTACGACATATCTAGTAAGATGTTGTCTTGTGTTATGCTTGCCATATTTTCATTGTTCCAAGAGTACTAATTATTACTAGACCTTCTCAGGAATACGAAACTCACCAAATACTTTATCGATTTGTTTCATGATTTTGTTTTGTTTAGGTATAGGGTGTTGGTTAATAGGGAAGCTTTCGGGGTCAACTACTTCCAAGATGGTTTGAATTGAGGTCGGCCATCTGTATCCATAACGCATACTTTTAGTCTCAGAGGTAGCGTATTTAGGGTCTATGAGGTTTTCTCGTATTTCTCGGTTCTCTTTAATGATTAAACTCACCTCTTCGGCGATAGTGGGGTTGGTTTTGATTGCGAGTTTAACTGACTCCAGCCATAAATCCGAACCAGTGTGCTTATCGATTAACTTACTTATTCGTTCTACTAATGTGTTATCCATAGAGTCCTCCCACCAGCCCCCGTAAGGGACTGAGTGGCAACACTATATGTGTGCGGTAGCCTTGAATGAGCTGTTTTCAGCAAGGTATTCAAGAGTAAATTCACCCTCGATCATACCCTTAGTAGCTGAACCAGTCTTAGCAAGACTTACGTGTTCTGGTTCTCTGAAGTAAGCAACACGGAACTTGTCTGGTTGGATACCGATCAAGTCGAAGTTGTTGTCACCCGATTGAGTTATGTATCGGTGGAGCTTAATAGTAAGCACACCAAAGTCTGAGTAGTAAGTGTCAACAACGTTAACAGCTTTCTTATCTTCAGCCATAACATTTCGAGTTGAGTTGCCAGTAAATCCAGATATACGTCTTTTAAGTCGAGCACCAACATAAACGTCGGTTGGGCGACCACCCTGGTTCCATGCGTTTTGTACGTAGTCGTTCAATTGGGTTTCACTAAGTGACACACCAGATTGAGCAGTAGCTACAGTTGAAATAGCGCTCATCAAACCTTTCATAGTTCGAGTAGCAGAACCAGTACCAGTAGCAAGAGTAGAACGTAGCAAGTTGAATTCTGCGTTGTTGTTCCATTCTTTCATGGCTTTGTCCATTTCATAAGCGTAGCGGTCTTTGAAACCTGGGTAGTTTCTAGCTCGTTCTGAGTCAGAAACTGAGAAGTCTACACGAATGATTTGAGTTTGGTTTTGTACACGACTAGGGTTGGTTCGGTTAGCAAAAGTTGCATCGCTACCTTCAACTACACTCTGTGCAGCAGCAGCTGTAAGAGTATCGGTTACAAATTCGTGGAGGGTGTTGCTGGCGGTTGATCGACCTAAGTCTTTCAATAAAGAAGTTTCTAGTGGAGAAATGTTAGTTATAACATTCAATAAACTTTCTTTACGTGCACCTGAATCGTATGTAAATACGTTAGCCATTTTTTCACCTCTAAGTTATTTTTATTCTTAACTTTCGACCTATAGTTAAGGACTTATATTGGATAAGTCAGTCTAAAACAATTTGACCTGAGTCTATTAAGTTTTTGATGTACTCTTGTCGAGCGTTATCATCCCCAGATAGGGCAGCACCATATACTTGGTCTCTGTTATCTGGCTTAACGTTAGATGCAGACTCTAGGGTTGCGGATTCTTGAACTCGCACATTATTAGTGGCTTGTTCTACACCGCTGGCTTTAGCAGAGTTGATTTGTTTGAATAGCTTGTCTGCTACTTGTTTGGGAGTTGGGTTCTTTTCACCAAGACTAGCGGCCATTTCACCAAGTCGGGTGTTATGTACCATATTTCTTAGCTCTTTATTCTCAGCCAACTCGGGATAAGATTTCTCTGCTTGTTGCCATAATTTTTGCTCTTGTAACTGTTCTTGAACAGTTTGTTGAGCTTGAGCATTAGCTGCTTGTAGTGCTTGTGAGTAAACCGCATTAGCAAACACTTCTGGGTCAATAGTCCCGTCAGGGTTTGTGGGTAGACTGTTCACATCTACAGGGGCAGGGGGAATAGGTTGTTTGTAAGGCATTGAATCAATGTCTTCAACTTCTTCCTCTACTTGTTCAGGTTCTTGTACAGGCTCAGCTTGTTCAGCTTGAGGTTCTGCAGGGGCTTGGCTCGTAGGAGCTTCGGCTTCTGGTTGGGCTTCTTGTGGTTGCTCAACCTCTTGGTTCTCAACTGGTTCTGATTGCTCAGGAGCTTGTTGAGGCACTTCAGCTTGTGGCTGTTGTGATAATTGCTCTTCCATTTAACTTCTCCATTTGTTCATTTGTAACGTCATCTAACCTGAACTATAGAGTAAGTACTAAAAAGTCAAATACTTTTTTGTATTACTTTTTAACAAATATTCCGACTGGGCACTTAGTACATTTCATAGATTTACAGCCTGGAATCTCACAGTCAGGCTCTTCTACGAATTCGTGCTCACAGTTGGGGTCGTTAAGAGGCTTAATATCCTTCTTGTCGATACGCTCAGATTTACCAAAGACATCACTATCACTTTCTGGTAGGTTATCAATACTATCTGTTAATGGTTCACTCTGAGATTGTTCTGATTGCATTACTAGCTTGTTTTCCGTTCTTTTTAATGGTTTCTAGGCGGTTATATACAGCTCTAACACCTTCTAATTGATTACGTAGGGCTACATACTGGTCGTGGTCAAGTATTTCACCATTTACTAGCTTGCTTGAGAGGTCACTAACAAGTCCGTTAATGACTTCGTTTACAACATTCCACTCAGCCATGCTTTGTAAGGCTTCAATAGCGATACTTTTATCTAAGTCTCGTTGAAACTTCTCTAGATCTCTATCTCGTTGGGTTTTTTCAGCCATTCATACCTCCATCCATACTTCCCATCATTTCTGGTTGCATACCCCCAGCCATACCTTCTGGCATGTCTTGTGGCATATTCTCTGGGTTCATTTCTTCTTGTATTCCTTGATGCTCAGCTTGTTGCTCTTGCATTTGTTCTTCTTTTTCGTCAGGAGTAACTATTATTGAGTCTACTGATTTAATACCGAATTTTTCTGCGGTAGATTTCCATAGTTCTTCATAGTTAAGTTCAAGAGGTGGGATACCAGATGATTGAGCTTGAGCAAGAGAGGCTTGTTGTAAGCTAAGAGTTTGCTGTAAGAACGCTAACCATGAGGCTTTTTGGTCTTCTTTAGATACAGCTTCCATACTTGCATCATCAATACGTAAGTCCATTTCACCTTGCATATCAGCAGGGGCTATTTGCATTGGTTCGGAGTTATCAGTAATTACAAGTGGTTTATCCATGAACTGTTGGTTGTTGCTAAGCCACATCTCACCGATTTGTTTAATAGATTGTTGGAAGTTAGAGCGCATAAACGAAATAACATCACCAGCAGCCTGTTGCAATCTCATAATACCTGTAGCAGTGCCTGATGTAGTGTCAGTTGCACTACTTGGTAGACCTGATGCGTAGGAGCTGATAGTAGCATCTTCAATTGATTTAGCTAGGAAGTTGTTTACTAGTTCTACGGCATTAGGGTTAGGGTCTGGGAGTTTAGCTGGTACTGGAGCGTTACCTGAGTAGTAAATCTGCCCACCAGGTTGAATAACAAAGTCATCTACATTAGAGCCTTCCTCAATCATCCACATACCATCTACCGATAAGTTCCAGTTGTCCATGTAGTGGTTAAATGAGTCGTTTATAGCTGATTGTAGTCTTTCGGTTATCTCAAATAGACCTTCACCCCAAACGCTGTAAGGTCGTTGTTTAACTACAAATCGTACTAGAGGGAATTTACCATGCCAGTAAGGATTCTTACGAGCTTCTAGTTGCACCCAAGGCAGTTTAGAGCCATTCTTAGTACCTGCATCAGCGTAAACATATATCATGTCGCCTTCGTAACACTCGTATACAGCAACAAAGTCTAGTGTTCCATCAGAAGTTACAGGGTCTTCGTCGCTTACTAGACGATTACGTGAGTGTTTTTGGGCTGCGAACTCGTCAGCTTCAGCTCTTGAGTTTTCTAGTTGGTCTAAGTTCTTGTATCGCTCAGTTTTCTTAAGCTCATCTACAGTCTTGTATTCCTTAATCATTACCCATGGGGCATCGTATAAGTTAGATGCAGAGGGGGCGATAAAGACATTAAAGATATTTACTGGTATTAAGTCGTTACAACCATAGATAGACTCGGTTACTTTTTCCTTAGTCAAATCAACAGTGCCACTTTCATCAATAATTCGGCTGTATTTGTTTATTTTCTTAGTGTGCCAAGGGACTTTAGCAAAACCTGTACCAGTTACTACTGCATCTACCAACGGAGCAATCAATTTGTCTCTAATTGGTTCGTTTAAGCGTGGGTTATCGTAGTCATACTCGAGTTTTTTCTGCATTTTCTCAGCTCTACGCTTCATATCTGCAATACGTTCGTTCTCGGCTTTGGTATATTCACGTTTAAGTTGTGGGTCACCCTCTAACTCTTCAGGCATTTTCTCTGGCATTGGTTCAGGGTCTCTTAAAGAAACCTCAAAGCCTGGTTTAAGTCCCACAAACTTAGATATTAAGCTCCATGCCTTAGATGCAAGAACTGGAATAAACACTTTAGAGCGCCAAAGCGCCATATTAGTGTCGTTTACGTTAGCGTACATTAAGTCAAACCACTTTGAGAACCTATCAAACATTGGTTGTTGGTTTTTCTTGGCTATATCATAGCGTTGAGACCATATCTGGGCTTTGTCTTGAGAACTTTTTTGGGTTTTCTTCTCTTTCATATCGTCAATATACCTTTAGTACTAATTTTGTATAGCCTCTATTGTGCTTTGCTTATCCCAATCTTCTTCGGGTATATCAGCCAGCTTTAACCAGACGTTATACAACTGGTCTGGTACTTGATTGGGTGTATATTCACTCGATACGAACTCTTGGTAAGCTTTTTGATGTATTGGATGTAGTTTTGATATATCGTGCATAATTCCTCTAAGTTGTGTTAATTAGATCATATGAACCACTAGCGCCATCTATCATCTGCGCACGCTCGTATTGCGTAGATAGTACTTTGCTTGTAGCTCCATCGATAGTATCGCTACCTGATCTTGCGATAGTCACAGTATTCGGGGAAGCATCTATCTTTTTGACAGTGATGAGTCTTCCTAATCCATTAGTGGCTGGCAGACTTAAAGTCATATTGCCTGTAGTTGCATTGCATCTTACATAGCCATCCTCTGACAAAATAGTGTATGGACTGCTAGCGGTAGTAATGGATTTGGTATAAAAGGCGATTGCCGACATGTTAGTTAAGTTAAGGGGCAAGAAGAAACCTACCGATAAGTTGGTGTTAGTGATTGGATAGTTGGCAAGGTTTTGGTTTACGTTACCAATAATATCAATAAGGATTTGAGAGTTAGTACTTGATAGAACGTTATTGGTAAGAACAGTTCCTTCACCACGAGAGATAATTATTTGTTGACCAAAAGCACCACCAGAAAACTTAAACAATTCTTTTGTGCTACCGCCAACTAAAGAAAATCTGGCCGAGTTTCTAAGTGCAAGTATGTTTTGTCCCGCGTATGTTGAGTTAAAAAACTCATAACTAGATGATGACTGTACGTTAGTTACTGTATCCATTAAGAGACTAAATGCAGTAGTAAAAGTACAAATATGACCTGTAGTTGAAGTAGATTTGAGTAATAATGAATTAAAACTAGGAGTTAACCAGCTTGAAATAGTAGTGTTATCACCAAAAGTCAGGGTATAACCACCAGCATTGTACTCGACACCATTACCCCTTAGTGTTACATAATCTAAGTTCCAACTTCCTGCTGGTATGGTTTCGTCTTGTTCAAAGAATATAGTTTTAGCGCCCTCTTGTCTCTGAATAGCAGTCATTAAGTCAGACCAGTTATTGTAGCGGTTTCCAGCCTGTATACCAGTGCTTTTATATATAAATACGTCATATGACTGAGTGGTGGCTTTTACAACACGTGTCATTAGGTTGTCTCACTTACTTGAGCCGATCCGTTTACACCATCCCATATGCCATCTACTTGACCGACATAATCGTCTAATATCAAACAATCACCTGAGCT